TCATGCCGCATTCTCCATTGAATGTTTAGAATGATTTCGTTTTACTAAGCGCTGTAATTTAGTTCGACTCATACCTATCTTTAGTGCTGCCTGACTTTGATTACCTTTGCTGTAAACCAAGGCTTTTTGTACCAAGACATTTTCAATATGATCCAGAATTTTTCTGGTTGCTGTTCCTGGCTCTGATACAGCGGAATCAATATCACTTTCCATGAGTACAATTCCTGACTGCCTTGCTACTTGCCAGGTCTTCCACATGATTTCAATTTCGTGGTATCCGATACCACAATAAGCTTCTCTCTGAATACCGGTGATTGTGCCGTGGCCATCCCATGTAATGGCAACTACACCAAGTGAGCGAAGATGATGTAAAAATTCCTGTTTTTCAGCTTTGATATTCAGCACTGGATCTCTCCTCTACGTACTTGATGTATTTTGGCTTTAACTTTGGCCATGAGCAGACATGATTCTTTATTTAAATCGTTGGCCAGTAATTTGAAACTTTGATTAAAGCGAGCCATTTCTGACTTTGACATCAACATTAAATTTTCGATTCGGCAATCTGTTCTGTCCATGTTCTTAAAAGCAACAATATGACCGTCGGGAACTGCGCCGTTTACTTGTTCCCAAACAACACGGTGTTTGAGCTTAAACACATTTGGCTCTGCAACCTTGATTAAGACATATCCGTCTTTAGAACAAATACGCTCATAGCCTACTGGTTTCTTATTCCAGGTAATTTGACCTTTCTGAAAGTTACCAGAGTTAGGTTTGCATACGCCCTTGGTACCGGTATTCCATGGCTTATGATCCTTAATAAAATGACCAGTCCGCCCAGTATTCCACTGTTTACGTTTACACAACGATTTGATCGCATCTACAGTAAAGTCGGTACCAAAAGTTCGATTAACATTAGCTGTAAGATCTTTGCGCTCTAGTGAGCAGTTAGCCTTTATATAGTCCAACTGCTCTGGCGTGTATTTAATTGCATGACCCTTTGCCATAAATCACCCAATCAATCCTTGTGGAATTTCAACAGGATCAGCATTTTTAATGCCTTTGTGCTCGGCAATCAGTTTGGCAGCATCTAGACGCATATTATTGTTTTTAATCACTTGCTCGCTAATCTTCTCAATAGCTTCAGCTTTTTGAATTTCTGCTTCGAGCTCACCACCTTTTAGGTGCGGATTGCTAAGGCGTTCAAGTTGTGCAAATAACACAGTATTCAAATCAAATGGCGTATTGTTCATTCTGCTCTCCCAACAACTTTAATCATGGCTCTGTACTGTTCTTGCAATTGAACTGCACGACTTTCAATCCAGCGGATTTTTAAACGATTAAACTCTGACTCACCACAACCGCGGTGCAGGTTTTTAAAGTTATCTGAACATTCTTCATATTGCTCAGATGCTCGTTTTAATGCTGCTTCGTGACTTAACTCTGCTGGTACCAGAACGTAATCACTTTTGATTTTCTCAATCATATTGATATCCTTTGAGAATAAATTTGCGCATAAATGTGATTTATTTGACTTTATGCGCAAATAGTTGCTCGTTTTCTCCAGCGAGCTTCTTTAAACTTAGCATCGCAAATCAATGATTCGATTTCTGATGCATTCACATTTTCAAAGATGTGATCCATTTTGCTGCCGAACACGATGAGGATCCTGCTACGTGTAGAGTAGTGAAATTTCATACTGCCTCCAGTGCAATGCGCAAATATGGGTCAACGTCACTTTGTCTAAGGAACCAGGAAACGTAATCCGAAGGCAGTTTTTTAATTGACTGACCCTTGTATTTACCAACAGGCATTAGTTTCGGAATTTTTGCATCCTCAGAAGCCAGATATAAGCTTTCAAGATCTTGAATATCCAGTTCCCGGATAATACTTTTCAAAATAAAACCTGTGAGCATGACATCTGCTTTAGCGCTATGTGCTTCGCGTAGTTTTTTGCGAGCGATGTCATTGCCTTCCATCAGCATGTAAGTCAAAGCTGATATGTTGTGAGCTTCTGCAGCTGGCCAAACTATGCGTGCAAGTGCTAACGTACAAATCGGTTTAATATTGGAGATATCCACGCCTGATCGCGTGATGGCATCAATGTCATACTTGATATTGTGACCGCATATATATTCAATCTGATCACTGAGCTGAAACGTTTTGCACGAAGGCATATCAACCAGATCACTTTCTAAAATGTGGTGCACGGCCATGGCAGCAAATGAAACAGGTTGACCACAAGAGTAACGTTGCTCGAATGCCTGGTCAGCGTAAATGCTGGCACTACCACCTTTAAGATCAAAAGGTACATAAGCAATTTCGATAGGCAGGCCATTTAAAGTATTTGTTTCTGTATCCAAAATAACGGCATTCATGGTTGCAATTCCTGTCTGGCCAGATCATCAATGTATCCTTTGAACTCTTCGAGATTAGCGACCGGTATCTTAGTCAATGCGTTAATTCCAAGATGATCACACACCCCTTTAACATCGAGCCCACGTTCAGCAATAAAAGCCTGTAGTTCATCTCGTTGCTGAGCAGTTATATACAAATTTTTGTTCATCTGTTCATTTGAAGAAGAGCGCTGAGCTGTATTTGCACCTGTAGTATGATTGCTAGTAGCTGAATTATTTTGTGAACTGGCCGCATTAGTATGGTGACCATTTGCAGAATTAAGATACTGCTCAATCTCAGCATGCTTTTTCTGACAAGCTGAATTCAGCGCATTATAAAACTCAGGAAACTGACCTATAACGTTGTCAAAAAACTGAATAGCTTCAGGTAATGAAGTCGAAATAGGCAGATCTTCAATCTGCTTGATCGCACGATCACAATCAGCCTGAATCACTACGCGATTGTTTTGAGGATTCCGATATTGCTGACGATTCGCCTTTTGCTGTTCTTTCTGAATGTTTTCATTTGTGATTGCATCCAGATCATTTTGAGAGTCATCGATCATCAACAGGTTGCAAAGCGCATATTTCTTTGCATAGCTCTGATAGACAGCATATTGCTGTGTTCGAGTGATCTTTTTGTTGTTACTTAGATCTCGATCAAAATCATAACTGGCCACACCTGGTAACTCGCAGCGCATGTATGTTTGATCTTTAAAAACGATATATGCATAAATTTCAAAACCACTTTCCACGTCAAATTTACGCATAATTACTGAGCATTTATGCTTAAGTAATACGGGTTTTAAAGCTTCTTGAATGTCTTCAGCAGAGCGATATTTATAACCACCACCAAAATCATTGGTGTGAACCTTTGGTGCCTTAAGTTCGTTGATAACTTTAATAAAAGTCGGGTGATGAAATACCTGTTCAATGCCAGGTAAATCAAGATGGCTTTGAGTATTCGATATACTCAACACACTGGAATCTATAGCTGCATTCATAATAATTTACCTCAACTTATGCGTTGGAACGAGCATTGTTATAGGCAATGCGTTGATTTTTGCTGTAAGGGGTTCGCTTGAAGCAGTCTTTGGAAAAGATTTGCCCACGTTCCTTGTTCCGTTGTTTAGTAACTTCTTCCTTAAGATTACGCAGGATCCAAGGCTTGTCTTTCAAAAGTCTTTCGCTAGCTGGAACTGAACCATTTTCAGATTCGATACGGATGTCAGTGAATGCCCAGTTTGTTGAAAAAGTCTGTGGACCAAGGCGAACGTGATAACGGCCCTGGTCGTCGCGTGTAATGAATTCACGAAAAGGGGTTGTATAGCGCTTTTGCATCACACACCTCCGGCTAAGTGTTTTTTCTCAATGTATGTTTCGATGAGAGTAATGATGTTTCGATGATCTTCACTGACAGTGAAGTCGTGGTACTCATGACCATTGATAGACGTGATACGGTCAATGGCAAGGTTAGTGATTTCTACAACTTCACGGGCCGAACCTGGTACGCCGAGATCATCGTTATGAGTTGCATAATCAAAGCCGGTGTAAATAAAGAAGCCGTCTAATTTAATGACTGCTTTACCCGAGTGTTTGCTGTCAAGCGTAATCGCAGCAATGTCATACTCAGAGGGCTGGGTAATCGGGAATGTAGCGCGAGGCTCTTCTTTTTCGGTGACTATCGCATAAGCGGCAGACAAGCCGAATAGAAGGGCGGAACCTAGTGCAACATGCTTTAAACGAAGGTGCATGCTCGGTCTGTTGTGATTTATTGTGTTTTGTTCCATAATGAACTCCATCGTAAAAAGCCCTGTTTGATGTGAGAGTCGGCGGGGCTTTTTGTTGTCTTGATGGATTAAAATATACCTACAAGGTAAATATAAGTAAATACCTGTGAGGTAAATTTTTATAAATTATTTTTACTTATTTGGTAAATTATTATTTGTTAGATATAAAAAAACCCAACACTGAATTGGGTTTTTGATTTGTCATTGATGTAAAAGTTGCTATTAGCTGCTCAGATTTGAGAATATTTTTCTAAAAACTCATCTATCCACTCTTGAGCTGCATCGATATTGGTTATGTCAGCAAGTTTAAGATTTGTACCTTCAGCCTCGTTAAACCCTTCAATGATTGCTTCAAAGATATTTGCCTCAGCTATGATCTCGCGTGCCATTTCTGCTGGGTCATAACTTTGTTTGGCTTTCTTAAGTCCTGCAATTTGTTTGTCGATCGCAGCATCTATCTTGGCTAATGCTGCTTTAAAATCTTGTTTATTAATAGATAAAGCAGTTTTTGATTTGTTTAATGTTGCGATCATGATCTTATTCCTGAGAATTTAAATAAATCTTGTATTTAAAATATTGTGTATCTACCTACGACCTTACCAACCAGCCTGCAATTAGAGTCAATTGGTATGATTTGCTTATGCCAGTTTTGATTGAGCGGTCGTAAATAATAGTATCCGCCCTCAACCACTAACTCTTTAAATGTTGCTTCACTATCACCATCACACGCCATAACTACCAAATCACCGGTATTTAATTCATCAAGTTGGAAAGTTGGATTAACGTAGATTCTATCTTCTGGTTTAAATGTAGGTTCCATCGATGCACCTTTCACAATTAGACCAAAACCATATTGTCCAGCCCTTGGATTGTAAGGAATCCATTCAATAACATGAGACATATCCGACGAGACAACAGGGGTATAGTCACCAGCTTGTACCCACGAGATAACAGGTGTTTGCCTGCTAGCAGGTAATCCATCATGAATAACAGGTGGTACATAATGATTTGGTTTGCCTTGTGATTCTTCTTCTTGTGACTGATCTAAATAACCACGCGGTTTATTGAATGCATCTTCAATTTTCATCGCTGTATCATCACCAATATTTTTAGTGGGGTTTTTACCCAAATATTGGCTTAACAGGCTATACGACATATCAATCTTTTCAGCAAATTCTTTGCGTTTTAAACCTGATTCCTCCATCAGTCTTTTAGCATTCATAAACCTAATTTCATGAATAGTCTTAAATTTAGCCATGATAAAAATACCTAAGAATCATATTACAAAAATACCTGACAGGTAGAAAATATAAATACCCTGACAGGTTGAATGTTGTTTACCTCTAAGGTATATTTATACTTAATTTACCTTCGAGGTGTATTTATGCTTACCCTTTACGATTTTTGGCGCAGCTTAACCAAGTCTGAACGAGTCCAATTTTGTGATTCCGCAAAAATTTCATATCGATATATGGAGACTCATTTAATTCACGGTAGAAAAAAGCCAAGCATGGAAACAATCCAGAAAATTGTAGATGCCAGTAACCAAAAACTTACTCACAAAGGCATTTTTGAATCTTTTCTGGGTAAGTCTACTGCTAGTTAGCATTTGTAGTTAATTATCAACTAATTGCTATTAGATATAAATGTGAAACAAAACAAGGATTTCACAATGAATGAATTGAAGTTAAGTAAAGAGATTCAGACAGCTCTTTTTCAGATGATTCATAACTCTGAAAACTGCGAACCCAAAGACATCGCCATGGCGATTGGTGATTCTCACAACATGGTTTGCAACTACGCAAATCAAAACATGCCAAATCACATACCAAACTTGCGCAAGCTAGAAGCAATGATGATGTACACGCGTAATCCGGCATTAATCAAAGTTTGGGCGCATCAATTGGGTTATGCACTCGTACCAGTGAATTGTGATGACTCGAAGCACCATGAGCTTTCGATTTTTGAAGCAATGATGATGCATAACGTCAAGGCGGGGAAAGCAAATAAGGTTGTACTGAATGCCTTTGAAGATGGTGTTGTGACTGCCCAGGAATATGAAGAGATCCATCAAATCGCAAATGGATTAATCGAGCTGATCAAGGCTGTCGATAATGCTGCTTTTAAGCATATGAAAAAGTACTTATCTGCTATCGAAAATGAAAAAGCCTGATATCTGACATCAGGCTTTAGTGTTCAAACAGTTAGGAAATGAACATGAGCAATATATCAAAACACTACGCAACGAACAAGGCTCTCCCAGAACATAAACGCAATCAAGTGATCCAATCCTGGTATGAGCCTGCACTCCGTACGCTGTCAAAAATACTCGCTGTGAAAGAAGCAAATCTCAGAAAAATTAATCGTGATATCAAAAATGCTGCGGTTAGTCGCGATGAGTTTATCGATGCTTTGCTCACTGATCACAGGACATTACGCCACGATCATGCGAGCGAGATTATTACCAGTTTGTATCGTGCAGGAAAAATTCGTTTTTTAGGTCGCTTTATTCAAATGAATGAGCAAGGCGGTGAAGTATGAGCACTCAAGGAAAACGCAAACCCCTTACACATGGAACATTGAGTGGCTATCAGCACTACAAGTGTCGTTGTAATAAATGCCGAGCAGTAAAACTTGCTTATGAAAAAAAGTTAAAAGAGCAAAAGGGCCTAAAGAAACCAGAACTGGTTGGCCCTAAACCGATTGCTCATGGAACTTCAAATTCGTATCAATATTACGGTTGCCGCTGCGAGATTTGCAGTGCATTCATGCGTGGATATCGCTTGGGATCGAAATGTGAGTCTGCTCTACAAGTGAAACCTGAAGGTGAACTTACCCCAGTAATTCAAATTAAATCTGAGGAATATGAGCGCCAACGCATATGTGGTACTGCTGAGGCTTACTCATTTGGTTGCACCTGTGAACTTTGCCTGACTGAAGGACGAAGCCAATATCTAAAAATGGTGGTTGTATGAGTAAGTTTGTACCCAATTCATTCATGGTGGCCAACGCATTTGTAGATGATGCCATGAATAAAATTAGTGATGCATCAGTGAAGATCTATTTACTGATCATCCGTAAAACGCGCGGCTGGACGAAAGACAGTGATGCACTTTCATTACGTCAGCTAGAATCACTGTCGAAGAAAAGCCGACCTACAGTTGTCAAATGCTTAAATGAGCTTGAAGAAGTTGGATTGATTAAAAAGCATCATCAGTCTAAATACGGAAATGTATTTTCACCAGTAGACAATTACGACATTGGTGAATTGATCAGATTTCCGCATAAAAAAGTACTGGTTAAAACATTTGTACTATTTAAAAAACAGGTGGTTAAAAATTTTTACCACTTCGGATATGGACCTAAAACAGCTCAAAAACCATACGAGTTTCATCTAAAAATTTCTGGTAAAAAAACTTTACTGGTTAAAAATTTTTACCACCTTAAATCTGTGGATAACTCTTTCAACTGGTTAAAAATTTTTACCACTAAACAAGCAGGGTGGTTAAATATTTTTACCGCAAGTGGTAAAGAATTTTTACCGCAAGTGGTAAAAAATTTTAACCCACAAAGTAAAACTATCAAAAGAAACTATCAAAATAAAAAAAATACCTGGCTTTCTTTTGAAAATTTGAAAGATCAGATTGTTTCTTGCAATACGTCGGTGAGTACCGATGAGATTTTAAATGCAACGTGGTTTAACAGAGAACTCGAAGCATTTGAAAATTACAACACCGGTAAAGATCATTCAGATGAGATGATGATCTATTTCTTTGCTGATTGGCTGATCAAAGCAAATTTGAAATACAGCAAGCAAAATCCTGTAAAACCGCAACGCAACCAAAAAGAACCTTCTGAAAGCTCAGACTCTGATTTTTTAACTTTCGCATCTGTCAAACAAATGTACATGTTTGCCAACAAGCTCACTGCTCATCCAGTTGTGGTTAGAAAATTTAGCGCTCCTGGTGAATCAACTGAGGCTTTCGCTAGCCGAATAGCTGCCAAACTCTCAGATCCACAAGAGCGCCAGAACTGGAAAACATACCTTGGTGATGTTGGTTACAAGGCCAAAGCAAAAGGGGGCTCACTATGAGTTATCTCAGAGTAGGAGACTTGGTGCTTCCAGAAGATCCAGAAGAGGCTAAAAAAAATTCTAATTGGAACCCGCAAGGAAATTTAACCGTTGTTGGTGTCCATCAAGGTAAACGTTCCAAAGAGATCATTATCACTGCTGTGGATGAGCGTGGAGATAAGTTTTGCGCTATAGACGTGGCTTTCAAGAAAGTAAGTGAACAATCACTCAAAGGGGCGAAAACGTGAAAGTACTGGTAGGAATCGATACAGGTGTAAATACGGGTTTCGCCGTGGCATTGGATGAAGGTCAAGGCGGATATCTCATTCAAGTGAATTCATTAACGATTACTCAATCTATGGCCAGAGTTAAAGAGCTTTGTGATCTATATGGCCAAGCTGAGGTATGCCTATACATCGAAGATGCCCGTTTGCGTACATGGTTTGGTTCTGCTGATGCACGTATGAAGAGAAGTGGTGCCGGTATACGCGAGGGAATAGGTTCAGTTAAGCGCGATGCACAGATCTGGGAGGACTGGTGCAAAGAAAACAAGATCAACTACAAGATGATCCATCCAAAAGACAACTGTACCAAATACAAGTCAGATATTTTTCAGAAAATTACCGGTTGGGCGGGCCGAACAAATGAACATGCACGAGATGCTGCAATGCTTGTGTTTAAGCGTTATGCAAAATTTTGATTGAATTAAAAGAGGTATGACATGAGACAGAAGAATAACGATTGGTTTTTTATCCTGGTTTTTATGTTGATGGCGGCAGTAATTATTTCGGCAAACGCATTGAATATTTTTCAGATCTGTAAGACGGCTGATGTGTACTGGGTGAGTGGCACGCAATACACATGCAAATGGTTTAAATAGTAGGAGCGCACATATGTTGGTTGAAAAGTTTGATTTTTTAGAGTTCTTGCGCCTTGCTATCGCTCAAAGTGAGGGAAAGGGGAAAATTACAAAACATATCGTTTTAGGGGAAATTGCATTGATGCCAGCTGGCGCCAAAAAATGGGCTGAATTGCTGATTGACCGTGTTGACTTTGAACGTATCGCACTGGTTACGGAATCAAAGAAAATTTATGAAACTACAATAATTGAAGGTGTAGAGCATAAAAAGCGTATCGAAGACATACCAGGTAAAGTCGAGTTTAAAAAAGGTGAAATCAATAATGCGGATTTTTTCCGTGTGCGTAATGTCTTGGCAGGAAAGATCCATAAGGAAATGATCAAGAAAAACTTCAAGCCCAACAACTGCCAAGGCGACTTAACCAATGTGGCCAAAGGAATAGCTGAAGTGGTTTTACGTGGTCGTTTATTTACCAAAGCTATGTGTAGCCATTGCCAAGGCTTAGGAAAACTTGAGTTGTTCAATGATAAGGGTTTTCCAGAAGGTGCGAAATTCTGTGATAAATGCGGAGGTACAGGAAAGCGACCTTATACATTGCATGAAAAAATTACGATTGCAGATCTTAAAGTTTCGAAGTCTGGTTACTCAGAACGCTATGAACCTTATGAGCTTATAGCTGAGGGATGTATTGAGAATTGGGAAAACAGCATAAGAAATAGTCTTGCACGCTCTTTTCATTTTGAGCCAAACGAAATTGTTTTAGCTTGACATAGACAGAACGCTTAAGTATAAGTATTTCTAAAATGGGCGTTTTATTAATTGAATGCCCCAAAGATAAATTAAAGCTCGCACGTGCGGGCTTTTTTGTTATCCAAAGAAAACCCCAGAGCCATAAGGAACTGGGGTTTTTTATCTTAGAACTGGGAACGACGTGCTGCGCTAACAGCACGCCGATCTCTTGACAGAGTTAGCCTGCCAAAAGCCAAGCCCAGCTATCGTGCACACGATGAGCAAAGGCTATCAGAATCAAATGCTTTTGCACAGGAGAAGTGAATGAAAAATAAACCAATAATTCCATGGCAAGGTGGAAAATCACGTTTAGCCAAAGATTTATTACCCCGGTTTCCTGATCATTCTTGTTATGTTGAATTATTTTGCGGTGGAGCAGCTCTGTTTTTTCAACGAGATGAGCCAGCTAAGACAGAAGTTATCAATGACTTGAATGGAGAGTTGATTAATCTTTATCGTGTTGTTCAAAATCATTTAGAAGAATTTGTGCGTCAATTCAAATGGTGTATTTCAAGCCGACAAATATTTGAATGGGAGAAAATTAAAAAACCAGAAACGTTAACTGATATTCAGAGAGCCGCAAGATTCTATTATCTTCAACAGCATGCATTCGGTGGAAAAGTTTCCGGTCAAAGTTTTGGATATGGCACTACTGGTCGATCATTAAATCTTTTAAGAATTGAAGAATACTTAAGTTCAGCTCATTTAAGGTTAAATGGTGTGTATGTTGAAAATCTTAAATGGGATAACTGTTTTGATCGATATGACCGTGAACATACCTTTTTTTATGCCGATCCACCATATTTAGATACTGCTGGATATGGAGTCGATTTCCCGTTAGATCAGTATGAATTGCTGTCAGAGAAAATGAAAAACTGTAAAGGTAAAGTCATGCTTTCAATAAATGATCATCCAAAGATTCGCCTAATATTTGATGGTCTTAATATTGTTGAGACATCTATTAATTACAGTATTGGTAGAAGTATTCAATCTAAAACATCAAAATCTGTTGAATTAGTAGTAATGAACTACTAAAACCCCACTCGCTTAGGACGCTTTGCGAGTTAATTCGCCGAACGGATTACGGCATAAAAGGGCCCCGCTAACATACTAGTTATTGCGGGGCTTTTTATTTTCTTGGAGATGCCATGAATCATATAAATATCGATAATGAGATTCTTAAAGCAAAACAAGAATTGAAGCATCTAGGCAGTTGTACAACAAAAGGGCTTACAGACGCACAGATCGCTCAACAGGATGAGCGATTTTTTTTGGCTCTTGAAAAAATGAAATTGCTTAAAGGATGTGATCAGTTGAAAGGTTTTTGACCTGTAATGCTATTCATAATTAGCAACTTAAAACTGTGTTGTTGCATTAATTTTTATAAAATTATATAATAAAAAACAACAACTTATTTTTATCATAAATCTTGCTATATTTGAAAAAATACCTAATAATAAGTTTTACTTATTTAGGAGTATTTTGATGACACAATTCCGCACTAATGACCAAGTTAAGCATTTGAAACTCGATATCGAAATGACGATAGTTAAGAAAGGTAGTAAGAAAGATGAGTATTTGTGTGAATGGCTTGATGAAAATGGTTTTCGTAAACAACAACAAATCCATGAAAATCAATTAATTTTGATTTTTCGCAAAAAGCCCATGAATATAAATATAGATTCAGTTGAGAAAGCTTTCAATTGATGAAGTATTTAATAAAAAAAAGAATCACCTCAATGGTGATTTTTTTTGGTTCTCATTATGGAAATAGACATTTATAAATCCAAAACTAAAAAAGCGCCGTTAAAAACCAAGCCAAGAACCAGACCTTTACCTAAAGCAAAAATTAGCTATCAGGAAGCCGAAGAAGACTTTGAAAAAGCCTTGAACATACTCGGCATCAAGTACGAGAAGAAATTTCAGTTCATATCCACTAAGCATTGGCGTTTTGATTTTCATCTGATTGAGCACAAGATTTTAGTCGAGATATCCGGCGGGCCTTGGTCTGGTGGACGCGGTGGCAAGCTTGCAACTAAAGCTTGGAGCATGGAGCGTTACGATTGCGCTTATGAATTGGGTTATACAGTTGTTCGTATAGAGTCAGCCAGCAGATACAAGATTGATGATTCTGGTCCATTACAGATCAAATCAAACTTCGCCGTTTCATGGCTCAAAAGGTTAAGAGGGCAAACATTCAATGGACCAGATCAGACCATTTCCCCAGACTGACTTTATAGATCAAGCCGAGGAAGAGGAAGCAATTCGCATCATTGCAGCGCCAGAATTAAAAGAATGGGTGATTGAGAATTTCTTAACGCTGGGCGGTGAGCTGCATAATCCGGATCATGACCACATTGCAGAGTTGCTTCACGATGACGAAACGTTTCTAGCCTTTGCATGGGCATCATCTGCATTTACACGGGCTAAGCGAATGGTGTTAGGTCAGTGTGAAAAAGTCATGTTCAACCAAGGCGGGTGGAAAAAGGCTCGACAAGAGCAACAGATGCGTGACTGGTTCGGCTTTGTACCTGTTTATCTCATTACCATTGATGCCGGCTTTTGCGAGCAAGCGAGTGATCGTGAGTTTTGTGCTTTGATTGAACATGAGCTTTATCATATTGGCGTTGAACGTGATGGAGACGGCGAGATTGTCTATAGCGATCACACTGGCCTACCTAAACATTACTTGGCGGGCCATGACGTAGAAGAATTCGTTGGGGTCGTGAAGCGATGGGGCCCGAGTGATGACATTAAACGTCTGGTCGAAGTCGCAAAGCAAGCGCCGTTTGTATCTGAAAAAAATATAGCTGCAAGTTGTGGGACGTGTTTGATTAAGTAGAGCCTTCGGGCTCTTTTTTTTGCTCATTTACCTTGACGTACCTTGACGGATAGAGAGAAATGGCAACACTAAATAAAAAGCAAAAACTCTTTATTGTTCGGTCACTTGCTGTCTTCAATACACCTCAAGAAACAGTGGTGCTCGTCAAGGAAGAATTTAATGCTGATGTAACAAGACAGCAAGTTGAGACTTATGATCCAACAAAACGAGCTGGTAAAGACCTGAGCGCAGAATTTAAAGCGGAATTTGAAGCCACACGTAAAGATTTTCTGGCAAAACCAGAAACAATCCCAATCGCAAATTTGGCTGTGCGGTTACAGCGCTTAGAAAATCAGTACCAGAGGCACAGTAAAAACCGGGTAGCCGCTTTAAATATTTTGCGGCAAGCGGCAGAGGATGTAGGCGGGAAGTATACAAACAAAACTGAGCTTACTGGCGCGGGTGGAGATCCACTCAATCCCGAACCAGTCACCCATGTTGTTGCAACGCCTGAGCAGATAAGGCAGGTGTTAAATGAACTCGAAGGTAAGTACTAGCCTGCTTGAAATGCAGTTGGAACGTGAGAAATGTGAGCAAGAACACCTGTTCTTTACACGGCGTTTTTTCAAGCCCCGTATGGGCTTTAAGTTCTCAGTCAATTGGCATCATGAATATATCGCCTGGGTGATTGACGAGGTAATTGCAGGCCGGATTGATAATCTGGTCATAAACGTTCCACCAGGTAGCGGTAAAACCGAGTTACTGACCAATCTGATTGCACGTGGCATCGCACGAAACCAGCGCTCAAGATTTCTGTATTTGTCATTTTCTCAATCGCTTGTTGAGGATGTGTCATCCACGGCGCGAAACATCGTGAAATCAGAGGATTTTCAGGGCTTATGGCCTGTGAAGATATCAACCAGTACCGATGCAAAGGCAAGCTGGAAAACCACTGTAGATGGGTATGAAGCGGGGCATGTGTATAGTGCCTCGATGGGTGGTCAGGTTACGGGCCGCCGTGCAGGCACACTGGCTGATACCGGATTTACCGGTGCGATTATTCTGGACGATCCACTCAAGCCCGAGGATGCATTTAGTAAAACTGCACGTAACAAGGCGAACCGTAAGATACTCAATACGGTCAACTCGCGTAAAGCCAAGTCATCTACACCGATCATCCTGATCATGCAGCGTTTACACGTTGAAGATCCGACCAACTTTGTGATGACTGGTAATGTACCGGGTAACTGGCATCAGATCTCGATACCGGCACTGATTGATGATGCTTACATCAATACACTTCCTGAGCATATACGCCGTAAGGTACCGCGTAATGTAGAGCGAGACGAGAAAGGACGTCAAAGTTACTGGCCATTAAAGGAATCACTTCAATCTTTACTACAGTTAGAGAAGGGTGGTCAGGACAAAGACGGCGCTACTGTGTCACGTTATACATTTAGCAGTCAGTACCAGCAGGCACCGAAAAAGCTAGGCGGTGATCTAGTCAAGGCTGAGTGGTTCGGACGGTACCTTAAACTGCCAGTACTCAAATGGCGTGCGATCTGGGTCGATACCGCGCAAAAAACCAAAGAACATAACGATTTCTCGGTATTCTTATGTGGTGGATTGGGTTATGACGGCAGGCTTTACATCATCGATGTGAAGCGTGGTAAGTGGGAAGCGCCGGAACTGATCAAACAAGCCAAGTTATTCATCAACAGGCACAAGGAAAGCAATACCGAAATCGGCAAGCTGCGCTATATGGCCATTGAGGATAAGTCCTCAGGTACCACGCTCATCCAGACCATTTCCAGACAAACTACATTACCGATCCGTGCAATCCAGCGAAGCACTGACAAGCTTACGCGGACCATGGATGTGGTGTTTTATGTCGAAGACCAAATGGTCATGCTACCAGCAGAAGCGCCGTGGCTACTAAACTACATTGAAGAAATTGAAGGACTCACCGCAGACATGACACATGATCATGACGACCAGTGGGACCCAACAATTGACGCAATCAATGACACTGTGGCCAAAAAGCCGACTGTATTTGATTAGGAAAAATTATGGCTGAGACTCAAAAGCCCGATGCAATCGGCGACGCAGGGGCATATACCAATTTTGTGTCAAATATTGGCACATCGAGAGATAAAGCAGCCCATGGGCACTTTATCCGCCGTGACATACCCGATGATCAGCTTGAAGCGGTTTATCAGCACTGGCTGGCAAAACGTATTGTGAATCGCCCAGCAAGCGACATGCTGCGTGCCGGCTGGTTTTATGAAGGCATTCAGGATGGCGATTTAAAGAAGCTTCAAGAGGCGTGCAAGAAATTCCGTCTTAATGACATCTTGCTGTCTGGTTTGATTCTATCGCGTCTATACGGTGAGGCTTACGTTTTGCTGGGTACTACTGACGGTAATGATCTGAACCAGCCTTTGGATATCACTAAGCTCGGAACTGGGCGGCTTGAATTCTTTACTGTGCTCAAAAAGAAATACCTGAGAGCAGATAAAAATACTTATCTATCTTTGTCTGAGTCGAATGGATTGCTTAAGCAGCCTGAATTTTATGATCTGCAGTTAAATGACGGCAAAGCAGCGAAGAAGATTCACTACACACGCCTGATCGCATTTCGCTATGCCGATGTAGTGAATGAAGAACCGCAAAGCATTTTGCAGGAAGTTTATGAAGATCTACTTGATCATGCCGCAGTAAAAAAAGGCACTGCCAGTCTGGTCCATGAATCCAAGATTGATGTCATTAGGACACCCGCGCTAGTGGATAAAATCAAAGAAGATATGAAGGCAGTTGCTGAACGTTTTCTAAGCGTTGGTTTACTCAAAAGCCTGAACGGCATGCTGGTACTCGACAAAGATGAAGAATACGACTCGAAGACGTATAACTTTGCCGGACTACCGAACTTGATGAGTGAATTTTCAATTCAAACGGCGGGAGCTGCTGAGATTCCCTATACGATTCTGTTTGGCCAGTCGCCAGCTGGTATGAATGCCACGGGTGAGCACGATACACGTAACTATTACGACAGTATTGCCACAAAGCAGGAATGGCACCTTAAACCTATTTTAATGAAGTTTCTCGCCATGATCTGTCAGGTTACGTTTGGTCGCCAGTTTCCTGATCTGAACGTGGTCTTTAATCCGCTCTGGCAACTTAATGGAAAGATACGGGCCGAGGTTGAGAAATTTAATGCTGAGCGTGATGAGAAGTATCTCAATATGGGTATTTTGACTGAGCCTCAAATTGCCAAACAGCTTGTGATTGATTGCGTTTACTCAGTGATTGATGACCAGCACATCAAGGAACTGGAACTTATGGTGAGTATTGATGACAACAATAATCCAGATGTTAAAACCCCACCTGCAGGAAGCGAATAAGCGTAAGCGGGGCCGTAAGGCAACCAAGCCAAGATCTGTAAAAGTGAATCGCCGTCTTGAGCTGTACTACACGCGCCAGCTTCTTGTCATTTCAAAATACTGTCAGGATCAGACCAGGGAAATCGTACTACCCACTGTTGGCCAGAATATCGGGGATAGCTGGATTACCGATATCTTTGTCAAACTTCGTGAGAAGCTGGTGAAGTACACCACTCAGGTTTCACGACCGCTGGCAACTAAAGTGGTGCAAGATTCACAAAAGGAGGTAGATGCCCAGATTGCGGAGCATACCAAATCCATTATTGGTGTGGATCTCACGCCGTTTTATCGGGCTTCTGACATTCAGGATGTTGTGGACACCAATATTGCGGCAAACGTAGCCCTGATCAAGTCTATTCCAAATCAGTATGTGGACAAGCTTGAAGCACTGGTGATGAATGCCTTTCAAACAGGGCAGACCAATGAAGATCTAGCCAAGGCAATTGCCCAATTAGGGCAAAGCACAGATTCGCGTGCTCGGCTGATTGCTGCGGATCAGATGGGTAAGGTGAATGGCCAGATCAATGAAAAGCGTCAGCGATCTATGGGTGTGGAAACATATGATTGGTTAGATTCACATGATGATCGTGTGCGTCCACTATGCGCTAGCCATAATGGTAAAACCTTTAGATGGGATTCGCCGCCTAAGGGTGGTCATCCAGGACATAAGATTCGATGCCGTTGTACAGCATTACCAAATTATGAGGATATTTTGGTTGATTAAATTTATCTATTTATGAGACTTTAATAGCTTGATAATTATATTTTATATAATCATTTTATTAAGGTGGGGTAATGGAAATCAAGAATGAAATTTTAAAAGATTACGAAGATTACTGTCATAAAAAATTAATTAGTGAGTTTGGTAATTATAAAGCTGGAACAGATGGACCAATTCATTTATATCAGCGTTATAAGTATAGAATTATTTATGCTCAACCGAGAGAGGTAATTGAGCCTCAAAATTTAGTCATACCTGCTGAACATTTAGCTGCTTATCAAAAAATTATTATAGATATTGAGGAAGGGAACTCTTTAAATAAATATCAAAGCAGAAACCTTAAAAAGCTAGATTATGATGATGATATGTTATCTCATTGGAGAATCCAGCATTTTCATTTAGGTAATGTTGTGGAAGGTGATGGGTTTGTAGAAAGAACGTCGGATTTATTGTTTATCCACTTTTCTAACTCTCAAGCACACATTATTGGAATTTTCTCACATGGCGATTGGTGCGATTTAGATATCATCGAAACTATTCATGAAAATTGGCCTAATCTACTTATTAGTTTTAAGACTGAATCTACTAGTGAACCATTAACCGAAGAGCAATATAAAATATTAAGACGCAAAGGCTACAACACAACAGTTAGGGTAAAGGATGGGACAGAATATCACCCACCAGGTTTTGGTGTTGTTGCTAATGGATCGCCTGTAGAAGCCATAACGAATGTTCAGAGGATATTAATTACATTTGAGAAATCATTTGATTCAATATCTACGAACATTGATCAGATATTAGAAGCTGATCCTCAAAAAAGAACAACTGAAATAGCAACTATCGGTTTGGAAATGGATGAGGCTAATCGAAGATTTGTTTATATCATTAAGGAAACAGGCCATAGATTTACCTTAGATTACGAATAAAGAAAATTTTCATCACAGAAAATTAAATCTGATATTTCAAACCCACCAATCGGTGGGTTTTTTTATGAGCCCAATTTATGAAAATTATCTATCACATCAAGATTGGTGACTTTGCACCCAGCGAGTCATCCCGCTCATTTACACAAGAAGGCTACCTAAGGTGTGTGAATGTACGTCTGGCCAAGGCGCCTCAGGTACGCCAGTACTATGCCTATGAGTTTCCTTCACTCGAAGGATATACGCCAGATCAGGTCATTAACGTTTACACACCAGTGGATGAGCTATTTAAACCCGAAAGCATTAGTAGCTTTCAGGATGTGGATTTAACTGACTATCACCCACCAAAAAACGAGATTAACGCCTCTAACTGGAAGGAATATCACATTGGCTATTGTGAGAACGTCCGGCAGGAAGGTGAGTATCTAGTCGGTGATCTGCTCATTAAAGACAAGACCAGTATTGATCTGATCCAGAGCAATGAGCGTGTCGAAATGTCGCTGGGGTATGCGGCCAATCTGGTGCTTGAACCTGGTGTCGCAGAAGACGGCACGCCGTATCAGGCCAAGTTTATTAATTTTTATGGCAATCATGTCGCGCTGTTGAAATACGGTCGCTGCGGTGGTGATTGCCGCATCGGTGACCAAAAACCAACTCCACAAGAGGAAAACACAATGGAAGTCATTGTAAACGGGATTCGTTTTGATATTGGCGATAACAAGCCACTTGCGGATGCCCTGAAGCTACAACAACAGCAGCTTGAAAACCTGAAAGCCGCAAAGCTAAAAGTCGGTGACAAACAGTTTGCCATCGGTGACGAATTGCCAGCGGTTCAGGTAGTAGTAGACACCTTGCAGACGGAAAATGCACAGCTCAAGCAGAAAGTTGGCGATCTGGAAAAGAACCAGATGACCCCTGAAAAAATGGAGCAGGCCGCAGCGGAACGCGCAACAGTGATTGCCGATGCCAAAGCCTTGGTACCAACAGTTAAAACGGATGGTTGCAGTTGTGAGCAGATCAAACGTGATGTGATTGCAGCTAAAGCCGGTGATGCACTGGTGGGTGCGGTTCTGGGCAGCGTAAGTGTGGGTGATGCCAAGCCTGAACAGATCGATACCGTATTCCGTGCGTTATCAGCCGTAAAAGGCAAGATTGCCAGTAATCCTGTAGGCGACGAGCTGGACCATCAGCAGCGCCAAAATATTGGCGATCAGGGCGGTCAAGGTGGTCAGGGCAATAACAATCAACAGCAGCAGGCTTATAGCAAAGCCGATGCATACAAAACCATTTAAGGCGGTGAATCATGTCAGTCAAACAATATGACACATTGCCAGGCGTTCGAGCCCGGCTAGTTAGTCCTGAGGACATTCTTTCCATCCCGGTCTCTGGTGCAACACTGGTCAATGACGGTGATGTCGTGGTGATCAACACCGATGGTAAAACGGTTTCAGCGGTTGCAGGTGCAAGCAATACCCGATTTGGCGTTATCGTGCGTCATGGGGTGGGTAAATCAGGTAAAACATCTGCGGGTAAAGAAGCGTACCAAGCCACGGATGTCGCGCCGGTCATGACCATTGGTGCGATCTGGGTAAAAACAACAGCACCGGTCACCAATATCAATGCCAAGGTCTATGTAAAAACGGCCAACGGCACCAACAACGCGCCGTTAGGCTCACTTTCATCCAGTGCAACCGATGGTACCGAGTTACCCAATGCATCTTGGGAATCAATTTCTAATGAACAGGGCCATGCCATTGTTCGCTTACGTGGGGCATAACACGCTATGAGTAAACTTGCACAAATGAAGCTACGCTTAACCCCCGTAGCTCAGGTGATTCAAGCCACAATCGGGGATGCATTCAATCTCGATTCACTGGCAAAGCTCTTCGTTAAAATCGAAGAAACCAACAACATGACACCTCAGCTAGAGCAGGTCATGGACTATGCCAAATATATTCCGGTCACCAATGTGAACGGTGTATTTGGTGGAGGTGAAGTGCTATCACGTAAATGGGGCGTGGGCATTGGTAAAGATTATTCGGGCACAGGTGGTGATCTACCGCTCGCTGAAGTTGAATACGATACGGTTTCATTGCCAATTAAAGTGGGTGTAATCTCGTACCAGTATTCGATTATGGAAGTTGCAGCAGCCCAGCAAATGGGAATTCAGCTCGAAGGTGACAAGGTGCAGGCAGCACGACTGGCTGCTGAAAAGCACCTAAGCCAGATTGCATGGTATGGCAACAGCTTGACGGGAGTGAAAGGCTTTCTGAACCAGACCGGTGTCACGGTGGTCACAGCACAGCACGACTGGGCCACGGCAAGCATTGAACAGATCCTGTCTGACTTTAATGCCAGTTTGTCCGATTCAGAAGATCTATTTGACGGCGATATCTCGGTACAGCCTGATACCTATTTGATGGCCTCAAATCAGTACTCAATCTTATCGAATCGAGTGGTACCAGATTCAGGCGGTAAAACCTTCCTGAAATTTATTGAAGAAAACAATATCTTTGCCACGCAGTCCAAGCCGCTCACCATTCGTGGTTTAGGCCGTTCCAATGGCAAGGGTACTGCAGGTGCAGACCGCTCGATTATTTATCGCCGTGATCCTTCATGTATCCAGATGAAGTGTGACGATGTGTCCTTCCTTGCGGCACAGCCAGATGGTCTGGATGTGAAAGTACCTGGTCACTATAAATATCAGGGTGTTTGGTTGAAGCGTGTCGATTCGCTTCGTTATCTGGATCATGTATAAGGCTTGAATCATCATGAAATATTCTTATCTCTATAGCGGCTCTAATGCCGCTTTTGTTTTTTCTGGCCTTACCACTTTTTCCAACGGCGTTGCGGCACTGGTGGATGAAGATGTGCACAAGCAACTTCAAAAGAACAAGTTTGCCAAGCATCTGCTTGAAACCGGTGAGCTTGAAGTCGAGGAGATCGCCGATGATGAGCCTAAAGCAGCGCCTAAATCTGGCCGTGGTGGAAAAGGTGGTAAACAAAACGATGCTGCAACGGATGCAGCCAAAGCAGCCGGTGAAACAGCTCTGGCCGCCGTAAAGTCTGAATTGACTGGTTTGGGTATTACCTTTAACGACGACGAAAGCCTGGAGCAGCTACAGGCAAAACTTTCACAGGCAAAAGAATAGGTGATGTATGGACCCGCAAGCATTTAAACAAAAATTTAAATACGACACAGCACTGCTAAATTTGCCAGATGCAGAGATTGCAGATGCACTCGAAGAAGCAGATCTGGTGGTGAGTTCGGTTGAATTTGGTGAGCTGAAAGAGCGTGCTGCGGGTCTATATGCAGCACATATCCTAAAAGTTGCACTCAAAACCAAGTCAGGTAACGGCTTTTCAGATGCTTCAAGTATGACGATTGCAGGTCAGAGCGTGAGTTATTCGCGCTCTAACACTGAAACGTTTTATAACCAGAGCATTTATGGCCAGCGCTATCTGGCGCTAAAAAATTCAATTCCCACTGCAGATGGTACCAACCCTAATTCATTGAGTGTTGGTGCATTTGTGGTTTAGGAGAAACGTATGCTTTTTAAATATCAGGCACCGGCTGGCTACAAAGCCACTTCCATTGAAATCGGTGGGCAGACTTTCGAGGTATCGAACGGTTTAATCACGACCGATATAGACATCATTCATATGCTTAAGCCACTGGGTTTCGAGCGTTTCATCGAGCAGTCAGAAACAAAGAAGCCCACGACCAAAGCAATAGCCGAATAGGTGAGCCATGAGCGATACCCGAGTTGATGTAAACGTCAATTTTAACGATATGAATGATCGTATCCGGTTTGAAATCAGACGCACGATTAATGCCTTGACGTTAAAGTTACAGCGCACTGTTCAGGAAGACATGCTGACTGGTCAGCGGCTCAACGTTCAATCAGGTCGGTTACGTGGCTCAATCTCATCCAGAGTTGAAGAGGGTAAGGACTGGATCGAGGGCACTGTGGGCGCGGGTGGTGCCCTGGTTCCGTATGCATTTGTGCATGAATTTGGATTAACAGGTTCCGTGGGGATCAAGGCTCATCTGAGAATGATCAAGCAGGCCTTTGGCAAATCAATTACACCGACACAGGTCAATGTGAAGGCTCATTCACGGAAGGTCAATCTAAGAGAACGGCGCTACATGCGTGATTCGCTGGATCTGATTGCCAAAATTGTTCCAAGAAATATCGATGCAGCAATTGAGCGAGGTCTGAATGGACAGTGAAGCAATATATGCCGCTTTGTTTGAGCGGCTTAAGTCCAAGATAGATGGTGTGGTTACAATCAGCCGCCGTTTACGGCATTTTAACAACGTACCAGCGGAACAACGTCCAGCGCTCTTTATTACTCAGGGCAATCAGCAGGAAATGGCTGTACATGGACTGAATGCAAAGGTTGAATTGGCTGCCGAGGTTTATCTTTACATCAGTGAATCTGATAGCGCCGTACCGCCTTCGACTCAGCTAAATCTATACATTGATAAGCTCAGACAGGCAATCAAGCCTGAGTTTCCTGAAATGTGCGAATACCAGACGCTTGGTGGTCTGGTTGAGCATTGCTGGATCGATGGAACGATTGAAGTTTATGAGGCAGTTGAAAACATGCTCGATGATCAAGGCATTGCCATTATTCCGATCCGGATATTAACCACCCAATAGTTTCTAAACTACTTTATAGCCGCCTGAATGGCGGTTTTTCATTTTAAGAGGTCGTTATGGCTCAATATTTATTTGGTGCAGGCAAGGTCTTTGCTACGCCAATTCAGGATGTCTACGGGCAGCCGATCAGTAATGCCACCCCGGTTGAAGTGGGTGTGATGCAGTCCGTATCGGTTGATATCAGTTACGATTTAAAAGAACTGTTTGGTCGTGGTCAGTTTGCGGTTGATGCTGCACGCGGTAAAGGATCTATCAAGTGCAAAGCCACCTTTGGCCGTATTAATGGTGCGCTACTTAACTCGATCTTCTTTGGTGGGATTATTGCCGAAGGTGGTCTGGATGTCGTTACGCAAACTATCAATGGTGAAGTTATTCCTTCTGCTGGATCTGTAACGCCAACCGTTCCTAACAGCGGTACTTTCAAAAAAGATCTGGGTGTCACCGATGGCAAGGCAATCCCGCTTAAGCGTGTGGCCAGCGCACCGGTAGCGGGTCAGTACAGCGTCAATGAAACAACAGGCGTATATACGTTTGCTACTGCCGATGCCAACAAGACGGTATTTATCAGCTTTAAGTACTCTACCAGTGTGGCGGGTGCCAAGTCAGGAACGGTAACAAATCTGGATATGGGGTATACGCCAGAGTTTGCGGTGGATCTGATGCGCGACTACAAGGGCAAGTTCTTTGGTATGGAGTTCTTCCGCTGCGTGAGCAACAAGCTGGCGTTCAGTTCAAAACAGGACGACTACGATCTGCCTGAATTCGAATTTCAGCCAATGGCCGATGACATGAACCGCGTATTTAAATGGACCACTTCGGAGTAACACACATGCAATTTAAACAAGTAGAAAACCCGCGTGGTACAACCATTATCATTGACGATCAGGCTTTTGTTTTCGCGCCGTTGTCACTTGGTGCAGTCGAAAAACTCTTACCAGCATTGCAAGGCTTTCAGCCAAATGATGTTGGGACAGTGATTGATGTGGCACATAAGTCTCTTAAACGTAATTATCCAGACATCACACGCGAAGATGTAGCTGATATGCTTTACATGGATCAGCTTCAAGAAGTGATGGGCGCGGTCATGTCTGTATCGGGCCTTACTGGTAAAGCGGATGCCGGTGAGTCATCGGGGGAATAAACTGGGAGGAGCTGTATGCGCATTTAGTGCTTACGCTCGGTAAAGACTATGACTACGTTCTTAACGAGTTGGATTTTCCGAGATTAAATGCTTTGAATGCGTATCAAAAACAGTATCCTCCCGCCGAAGTCGGTATCCAGCGTCTATGTCGGATTCTTGAAGCATTTATGGGTATCGAAGATAGTCCGAGTTTTGATGATATTGAATCCGATGATGACAATATGATGGATGATCTTATGAATTTCCCACAGGGTGGTTAATGCTGCCCTGATTGATTTATGTTTTGTGTGTGGTTAAATTTAGATTCTTTGAAAAATAATTGAATTTAAATGAAGCCACTAAAATTTTTAATACTTCTATTTAGCATTTTTTTTGTATTTGAAGCTCAGGCAAGTAGCTTTTATGAAGTATATCCACAACTTATCAAGAAAGGTCAGCTTGTAAGTAAAAATGATTACGAGAAAAGTAAAATCAAACCATTTTATTCTGATGCAGAAATTTACTATTACAAAGACAGTAATTCTTATTATGAGTTAAAAGTTTTACCCAATGATGTAATCATGATGAGAGATCCTGAAACAAATATTGCCAATTTTGGCAATGCTAGTTTAGACGATTTTTCAGATCAATCTTGGCAAGCGGTATGTGTAAAAGATGAAATAACAGACTCCATAACTTGTATGATTACAAATAAATCCATAACTTTAATGATGAGCGATGGAAGAAAAATGATTTCATCGGTTAAAGATATAAAAAATTTGGATTTATATAAGAAGCAATATGTACGAATAGATGAAAACACAGCTATTTCAGCTACTGGGATCATTGAAAATCCAAAATTTAATCAAATAGTAAGCCAAATGAAAAATGGCAGAATTATTAAAACAAGATATTATGATGCCAGAGGTAATGAACAAAACAATTCTTCAAGCTTAGATGGTTTTAAATATGCATATCAGTACATGATAAAGCTAGAAGAACAATTAAAAAAACCATATTGAATAATTTTCCTAGCTTAAAATTACATACCAACATCTGATTCCACCTGGCACGGGTTTATATCTCAAAATTGTGAAATGCGGATTTTCAATAAAGAAATCCGACATATCCATGATTGGATCTTTATAGATTGGTTTTACAAAGTCTTTGATTCTTTCATTCATCGTATATAGAAGTTCATTTTTTTCAACACAATACCACAAACCACCTTCGGGTGGTTTTTTTACGCCTGAGGAAAAGAGAATGGCAAATAACAAAATCGAAGTTCATGTCAGTGCTAAGACCTCAGAGCTTAAATCTGGTATGAATGATGCTGAAAAAATTGTAGATAAATCAGCTAAAGGAATCGAAGCTTCTACAAAAAATATGAAGTTCACTTTTGATTTTTCTAGCGTGAAATCTCAGTTTGATAATTTTGCGAATGATGTTCAGCGAAAGGCACGCAATATTGGTGATAATTTATCAAAATCACTTACCAGTAGCTTGTCTCTGGTTAGAGGTGGATTCTTTTTAGGGATTGGTGAGCAGATTGCTCGTGGCGTTGCAGATGGTATTGCAGCTTTACCAGATATTGTCACTAAGGTAGGTGAAACAGCAAAACAAATTGAAAATCAGGCCCGTCTAGCCAACGCAACCACAACCGAATTTCAAGAATGGGCTTTTGCATCAAAAAGTGTAAGTGTTGAACAAGATAAGCTCTCTGACATTATGAAAGACGTGAACGATAAGTTCGGTGATTTCATGCAGACGGGTGGCGGAGAAATGAAAGATTTCTTCGAGAAGATTGCACCTAAGGTTGGTGTGACTGCAAAAGAATTTCAAGGGCTTTCTGGCCCACAGATTTTAGGAAAATATTACGACACACTTAAAAAAGCCAATGTTTCGCAAGCTGAAATGACCTTTTATATGGAAGCGATTGCAAATGACGCAACTCTGCTTGCCCCGTTGCTTGATAACAATGCTGAAAAATTAAAAGAATATGCAAAGCAAGCCCATGATCTTGGTGTAATCATGGATCAGGATGCAATTGCTAAAACTAAAGAATTCAATACAGCTTTAGGTACTATACAGTCAACCATGCAGGGTGTATTCACTCGCATGGCCGCTCAAGCAGCGCCGTTTCTCACTCAATTGGCTAATGACTTTCTAGATTTTGCTGTGCGTTCACGAGACGGTATTGATGGTTCTGTAACAGCCATTATCACGATTTTTGAAAGTTTAGTAGATATTGCTCAGGATATTTTCTCTACGATTAGTGGTATTTGGAGTGATCTAACGTCTGACATTGGTGACGGAAGTATCGAGCAGATCGGTTTTATGGATCTGGTGTCTGGTGCTTTAAAAGGTTTTGGTGCTGTAGCGGTTGGTTTGCAGGTTGGAATTAAAATAGCATTTGAAGCAATTCGGGCTGTGATAGCAACTGTATGCCAAGCGATTGCTATAGCAATCAATATTGCATTAAATGCTTTCGATGGTTTTAGAGATACGATTCAGTATGGTCTTGATGTTTTAAGCATTAAGTTTCAGACATTCGGGAACACTGTTAAAAGTATCTTGAGCTTTGATTTCTCTGGTGCATCAGCCAATTGGAATAATGGTCTTGCAAAAATTGGATCGATCACAGACCAGTACACTAATAAAATGAAGAATCGTGCCAATGATGTTAAAACGGCATGGAATGATGCCGCTTCAAAAGCCGGAACATCTTGGAAGACTGCTTGGGATAATATTTCAGGCACGTCTGAAAAGGGTGGGAAAAAACTTCAGTTGCTTTTTCTTAAAGATCAAAATGCAACAGATGAAAGCCCGAAACCCAGCCCGTTACCAACCTTCAATCCCAATCGTGGCATAGGCAATGGTAAAAACGATGAGAAAGAGAAAAAACCGAAGAAAGGAAAATCAGATGCAGAACGTGAGGCCGAGCGGGAAGCTAAGGCACTGGCTGATATTCGTTATAAGTATGCCACCAAAGAGCAGAAAATAGCGTTAGATCTGGCTAAAGCTTTAGATGAAATTGAAAAATCTAAAGTGACCAGCAACGAAAAGATTGCTTTCCGGGTTCAAGCCGAAAAGGATGCATCCGAAAAAATTAAACAACTTAGAACTGATGAGTTTGAAGAAACAAAGCAGAAATTAGAGGCTCTAATTGAAGCACAGGAAAAACAGGCTCAGCGAAGTTTTGAAATATCTAAGGCGCAAATTCAAGCTGATTTTGACGCGGGTAAAATTTCCAATGTCGAAAAAGTGAAACTGGAAAAGGATTTATACGATCAGTTACTAAATGAACGTAGAAAATACTTAGAAAAGAAACTTGCACTGGAAGATCAACAAACAGCTATTTCGGGTAAGGAAGGTAAACAAGTTCAAATCAAAAGTCAGATCGCGGATGTGAATGCTGACCAGGCTATTTCTAATACGCAATCGTTTAATCTCATGTCTGAAGCCCAGATGAAGGATTTCGAGAAAAAGTTTGGTGGCCTTACTGATCGTATTTCAAGCCTATGGGACAAAGGCATTCAGTCGATGATGAATGGGACTCTCACTTGGAAAAATGCAAGCAATGCAATCATGACTGAGATGGCCGGCTTCTTTATTCAGAAAATGGTAACTGAGCCGTTACGCGAGTACATGATTGGTCTATCCAGAAGAATGGCCATTAAAATGGGTTTTATCCAGACTGAGACGGCTGCCGAGGTTGCTGGCCAAGCTGCCCAGACTGGTGCTGTTGTAGCTGGTGAAGGAGCCAAGACTGCTGCGACCAGTGTCGGTGTCTTTGCGCGTATTGGTTTAAAAATCATGGAAACCATTAAATCGATCATGATGTCGGCATGGGAGGCTATGGCCAAAACCATGGCGTCCATTCCATTCCCTGTAAACATTGCCTTAGGTGTTGCTGCTTTTGCGGGCGTCGCTGCACTTGTAGGTAAGGTGGCCTCTGCCCGTGGCGGTTACGACATTCCTGCCGGTGTAAACCCTATGACGCAATTGCATGAAGAAGAAATGGTATTGCCGAAACAGCATGCCAATACCATTCGTGCCTTAGGCAAATCTATGGCCAATGGTGGTTTTGGAAGTGGTGGCGAGAACACTGCACAGCCCGTTATTTTCAGTCCTACCATTCAGGCTTGGGATTCAAAGGATGTTCGACGCTTCTTCAAGAAGCATGGTAGTGAATTAGCAGACAGTCTAAAGGGCTATAACCGAAATTTTGGTAAATAAGGAGGATTCATGTCAGACGTATTGTTTCCTGAATTGCCGGGTTTAGAGTGGGATCTCACCAAAACCCCAATGTTCAATACCAAGATCATGCAGTCCGTAAACGGCCGCGAGCTTCGGGCCAGCTATCAGGCGGTACCCAAGTATCAAATCAGCATGTCTTTTGCTTTCCTTCGTGAAAGCAAAGGACGCAAGGAGTTACAGCAGCTTGAGGGGTTTTTTCTTGAGCGCCGTGGCTCATTTGATTCATTTCTTTTCAAGATGCCTGAGGACCATGAATTTCAGTGCACGTTTGTAGGCGATGGTGTTCAAACGTCATTCCAGCTTTATAAGCAGATCAATACCACTCAGATCCCTTTGCAACATACGCAAGCGGAACAGAGTGAAGATCCGTTGATGTGGAGTGCTGATACATCACAACTCATGTGGTCGGATCCTGATGGTCAAATGTGGCTCGTACAATTTGGCATTACTAAAAATGGTTTGCTACAAATGCCTATACCTTTGGCCGTAGGTGAATCTATCACGATCACCGGCACGTATTATTATCGCTGCCGCTTTGCAGATGATGAACAGCAGTACACCAATTTTATGAGCAAACTATGGAAAGCTGGAAAAGTTGAGATGGTAGGCTCACTGGGGAATAAAGTATGAGAGTAGCTTCGGAAAAACTGATCGCGTTACTTGATGCCAATCAGTTCGTGATGGCGGATCTATATACGATCACGACGATCCAGAATAATATCTATAGATACACCAATTATGATTTTGATCTCATTGTTGGGGGGGAACTTTATCGCTCAGATGGCCCTATCATTAGCCGTGATGGCATCACATTATCATTGGGTGTTGAGGTGGATAATCTGTCTGTAACCATTGACGTTACTGATGAAGAAACGTTTGAGGGATTGCGGGTTGTACAAGCTTTCCATAACGGTCAAATGGACGGTGCAAGTTTCAAGCTTGAACGTATTTTCATGGATGCATCCACACCAACGGATACCAGTGCGGGAACAATCAAGTTGTTTGAAGGCCGAATTATTGAACCTGAGTTCGATCGCAATACGATACAAGCCAGTGTTGCATCAGATCTGGATGAATTGAACGTGCAGATGCCGCGTAATTTATACCAGCCAAGCTGCAGCAATACATTGTTTGATCACGCCTGTGGTTTGAATCGTGAAAATTATGCGCTTGAAACTACGATTTCTGCTGGCAGTACTGCATCGCGAATCCTATGTAATATCCACCAGCCGCAGGGCTGGTTCACGCAAGGCGTGATTGAGTTTTTAGAAGGTGGAAACAAAGGCCTTAAACGAACGATTCGTTTGCATGAGCTTGATGTACTGCTGCTGACTTTGCCACTTTTAGAAGATCCAGAAGTGGGGCAGAGAATCAAGGTTTATCCGGGTTGCGACAAGCGTCTGGAAACTTGCCAGAACCGCTTCAATAACTTTGCTCGGTTCCGTGGTGCGCCGTTTATTCCAATTCCGGAAACATCCGTTTAACTAAATTTTAACTTTAACCCACCCACTCACTGAGTGGGTTTTTTTATGGGGTAAGAAAATGCCTTTACCAAATATTTTAGAGTTTATCGGTAACAGCGTGACTCAGGCAGGTTTTAAAACTGCGCTAGAAAAATTATTAAGCTACTTAAATGTTGAAGGTGCGACCAAAGCTGAATTGAATGCAGCAGTAACACCTAAAGCGGATAAAACATATGTTGATAATGCGTTGAGTGAATTCCAGGTAGGGGCAACTAAATTTTATGCAACACTTGCGGAAGCAAATGCAGACATTGCGAATATTATGCCCAAACTTACAACTGATACTGTTAAAGACTTGGTTAATATTGGTGAAGTTGCTAATGGTGGAACTTGGTATAAAGCCAGTAGTTCTGCAACAAGCTTAACGAAAAATCCTTATGATTCATTAAAGCAATCAAAAGACTATACAGATCAGTTATTTAAAAAATACTTTAATGTCGTTACGAATGATCCCGAGTTTTTATTAGTGATTACTGATAATGCTGGCAATCGGTTATTAGCAATCGATCGATCAGGCTATACGCATTTAAATTTAACACAAGAATATACTGATACTGTTAAACCATCCGACACCACTTATCAGAGTTTAGTTTCTCTCTTGAGCTTGCTGGGTAACGTTACTACAGATCCTGAAAATTTGTTTGTCGTATCCGATGCTTCTAAAAATACGCTACTTAAAATCGGCCGTGATGGCATGATCAGTGGTAATTTTAATATCGGCTATAGTGACTTATTAAATACACCGCAAGCACCTTTACAGCTCGGCTTAGAAGATTCGAGCGGCGTTTCAAACCCGTACCTGTTTAAAATATCTGATTATTCAGGGAATATTTTATTTGCGATTTTTAAAGATGGCACTGTTGATATCCCGTATCTATCAAGCTCAAATCTTCAAGTAGACACTATCAATTCAGTGTTAAGTATTTTAGAACAAAATACTACAGCTAAATTGACAACAAAGACTAAAGTAAATGTCACGCATCAAGGATATATGCGCCTCAAAGTCGAAGCTTTGAATTTTCCAACAGATACTACAGGGCAAGTAGGTACTAAAGGAACCGTATTATTTTGCAACCCCACTGAGACTGAGCAATATCTCAAATGTAACGTAGAAATGTTCGTGCAAGGTGCAAGCTCTGCAAATGACTTCAAAAAGGGTTATACGTTCGATCTATATAATTCAAATAACGAAGAATTAGGTGTCAAATTTGGTGACATGATTTCTTCAAGTAGCTTTCATTTGAAAGCATTCTATCGAGATCCGACACATACGCGAGATCAAGCGGGTTACCGCTTCTGGAAAAGCTTAGCTGAAACATTGGACTATCCGTACTGCAAAATAAACAATTCTATTTATGCGCAATCAACAACTCGTAGCGATAAAGCAGAATTTACTTTTGATGCGAAATATTATCCGCATGGCTTTCCCGTTGAAATTTATTTGAATGATACTTTTCACGGTCTATATACACTTCGTTTGAAAAAAACGCGTGAAAACTATGCACTAAATAATGCTGATTTAAATCACATTTTTTTAGACAACGCTGAATATAGAGCCCGATTAAATGCTTCATTTAATTATGCGCAATGGGAAATCAAATCTCCGAAGATGAAAGGCTACAATGATCAAGGCCCTATTCCATCTACGTTCCCGACAGTTCAATCGGCGATCGATAGTCTGTTTAATTTCACCAAAGCTTTGTCAGCAAATTATGCCAATCACGCAACTGTTTTAAATCTGCCCCATTGGGTGCTTTTCTACATCCTCGCCGAACTCACAGGGCACTGGGATATCGATGGCAATAACTACAATCTATTTACTTGGGACGGTGTGCATTGGTCAATCTTACCGTATGACATGGACCTGACACTGAACTGGTATAGGAATTCTGGTGCCACGCAAAATGGATTTCTGATTAATGTAGATATTTGGCAGACGTTTAGAACAGTTTACTCGAATGAAATCAAAGCGATGTGGACCAAATTCAGAAACGAGAAAAGTTTAACCATAGAAAAAGTGGTTAATACCTATAGAGATGTTGCAAATGATATTCCACGGGAGGTCTATGTCGCTGATAAAGCGAAATGGGGCCTAGCTACAGATTTTACTGGTAACGATTACCCAAATATCGAGCAGATTTATCGTTACATCGCAGCGCGTATAGCTTATTTAGATTCACAATGGTTAGTATAGGAGCAACTTAAATGGGTCAAACATTCAATATAACGACGCCCGACAGTGTCGACACAACCAAACGAGTATTCCCACAAACTGGTGTCTCTAACTTGAAAGTCATCAAGAATGGTGAATATAAAAAAGTAGGGCTTTGGATCAATGGAACCACAGTCATCGCGAGTCGTCCGCTTAAAATCGTAGGCGGTAAGTTCACGGGACTTTTAAGTACTGGTGTGGTTCAGAACGTTGTACCTGCTGTGATTCCAGTGATCGATTCAACAACAGTGACGTTACCGAATTCGACATGGAATTATCTCGAAGTCACGGTTGATAATAATAAGCCATTCGCATTTATAACGATGGAATACTTTGTAGGAGACATATGTGTTGCAGGCGGCACGGAAGATACAGAGGCGTTAATTGACTATTTAAGTCGCCCTTACTTTGTTGGAAGTCTAAACGGAATGTTCTCAAACAATCGTAAAATCAGATACGATTTAACAAAATGGAACGTTAATCCCGTAACAAATATGCAATCCACATTCTTCAATAACATCAAGTTTAATCAAGAAATTGGTAATTGGGATGTGTCGAATACAAACGCGTTCAGACAGACCTTTTCTGGAGCGACTTCATTTAACAAACCGTTGGCGAACTGGAACGTTTCAAGCGCTACCAGTTTCTATGGCTTGTTTGCAGGTGCTACATCGTTCAATCAGGACATTAACTCTTGGAACGTCGGAACAGCCACGGATTTCGCAGCAATGTTCCAAAATGCGATATCGTTCAATAAACCATTGTCTAACTGGAACATGTCTAAGGCCTTTGTGACAACAAGTATGTTTCTTGGCGCAACTAATTTCAATCAAGATATCGGGTCTTGGAATGTCTCCAATGTTTCGAATATGTCAAGAATGTTCGAAAGTGCGTTGGCATTTAACCAAGACTTAAATAATTGGAACGTCGGTAATGTGAATGATTTCTCAAGCATGTTCAGGTTTGCTAAATCATTTAATAAACCCGTTTCAAATTGGAACATGTCCAAAGCAACAACAGTCAACGGAATTTTCTTCGGTGCATTACCATTCGATCAGGAAGTGAATACTTGGAATCTTTCGAATTGTACGTCATTTGGATCCATATTTAGAGAGACTTCATTCAATAGATCATTATCAAATTGGGATGTTTCCAAGGGAACTGAATTCGGCGGGGTGTTCTGGTTGAACTCTAAGTTTAATCAACCACTGTCAATGTGGAATGTGTCGTCTGCTACTAATATGCCATACATGTTCCAGCAAGCGACAGCTTTCAATCAGGATATTAGCAACTGGAACATATCTAAAGTCACGGATATGAGCAATATGTTCAATGGTGCGACTTCATATAATCAAGACTTATCTGCGTGGTGTGCGAAGTTCAATATCAACGTAAATTTAACATCGTTTTTAGATAACAGCGGGATGTCAGCAGTGAACTACAGTGCATTTTTGAACGCATTATGGGCTGATATCGGCACAACTCGCCAAAGTGCGTGGGTTGCTCGTACAGCTGCGAAAATTCTAGGTGCAGCAAATTTAAAATACAATTCAACAGCGGCAGCGGCTCGTGCGAGTTTGATCGCGAATGGCTGGACAATTACGGATGGAGGACAAGCGGCATGAGCGATTACACAATAGAAAACGGTCAATATTTTAAAGTTACTGATAAAGACACTGGTGATTCAATCGGCATTTTTGAAGTGTTAGACAGTAATGTACTATCGACAATTCATACTGTTGAAGCTGTAAGTGAAGAAGAATATCTAATCTATGTTGCTTCAAAAGAAGCTGAGCTTGATCAAATCGAGTAGATAGAAATTTGTTTTAATCATAAGCCCCGATTGGGGCTTTTTTATTGCAAAAATTTAGGTGAGTCTATGCAGAAAAACGATCTTGCTGTTGCTGAAGCCCTAACTTGGCTTGGCACCCCATACCATCATCAAGGGCGGGTAAAAGGCGTGGGTGTGGATTGTGGCACTTTGATCTGTGAAGTCTATGAAAAAGTAGAGCTCATGGATCATCTGGATCCACGCCCGTATCCGCCCGATTGGCATATGCATCAGATGGGTGAGCGTTATCTTGAGCATATACGAAGTGTGTGTTTTGAAGTCGATGAACCACAGCCAGGTGATATTGTCTTATATAAAATAGGCAAGTGCGTCAGTCATGGTGCAATTGTCATTGAATGGCCAACGATCATTCATTCATATATCCATCAGGGAGTCATTCTTCAAGATGGTACCAAAGGAAGTCTAGCCCGCAGAATTGCGGGTTTTTTTCGTATGAAGAGGCTAAAAGAATAATGGGTGGATTATTTGGAAGTACAACAATTAGTACGTCTGATACACGTATTAATTCAATGCGGATTCAACAGTCGGCATATGGGCTCTGTCAGCCATTGGTCTATGGAAAAAACAGACTTGCAGCCAATATGTTTTGGTATGGCGATTTTTCATCTACTGCTCATACCACGACAACAAAGTCGGGAGGAAAGGGCGGTAAAACCAAGACCAGTAATACCACATATACATATAACGCATCATTGATGCTTGGACTATGTGAAAACAAAATTAAGGACATTGGCATTATCTGGCGTGACAAAGAGCAAGTCGTCACCAAGACCGAGAATGGTGTGCAGCTCAAACCCATTGACCAGATTGGCTTTGAACTCTTTGATGCTGATCAAAATCCAGTTTGGGGTTATTTGGCATCCAAGCATCCAGACGAGGCCGTGCATTATCCTTTTCTGGGATACGTAGCATGTGCCAATTATGACCTAGGTGGTAGTGCATCATTATCAAATCATAATTTTGAAGTGATTAGTGATATCACGTTCTCAGACACGATTCATGATGCCAATCCAGCAGATGTGGTTGAAGATTTAATTGTTCATCCGCGCTATGGTGCTGCACCTAATTTGAAAATGGCGGATCTCTCAGAGTTTCGCCGTTACTGTACAGCTACAGGACTATTTATCAGCCCTGCATTGACTGAGCAACGTGCAGCGCATGAAATCATTCATGAAATTGTTGAGGCGGTAAATTGCGCGATTGTACCGAGCCCAGATGGTTTAAAAATACGTTCCTATGGTGACACTGCGGTATCAGGAAATGGAGTCACGTTTACACCAGATCTGACACCAGCCTATCATTTAACAGATGATGACTTCATTGGTGATGATCAGCCCGTTCGCGTGAAGCGTAGTCGAGACACAGATGCGTTTAATCACTGTCAGATTGAGTACGTGAATCGCTTCAATCAGTACAACACCGAGACTGTCGAAGCGAAAGACCAAGCAAACATTGAAATGTTTGGTTTGCGTACTCAGGATCCAGTGAAGTACGACTTTTTCTGTGAGCCCAAGATTGCAAGACACGCCGTGCAATTATTGCTGCAGCGCAAACTTTACGTGCGCAATGAGTATGAGTTTGATCTGGGCTGGAAGTACTGCCGACTTGAGCCAATGGACATAGTGACGCTCACAGATGAGTCCTTGGGTTTAGATCGCTTTCCCGTGCGTATCACGCGCATTGAAGAAGATGAGGACGGATTACTCACAGTGACTGCAGAAGAACTGGCCTTAGGTTCACGCTCAGCAGTTGAATACGACTTACAGGCATCAAATGGTTATCAAGGGGGTAACGAGGAACCAGGTAATGTTAATGCGCCGGTAATCTTTGAACCGCCGCTCGATCTGACGGATGGTAAAAATCAGGTATGGGTAGCAGCATCAGGCGGAAGTAACTGGGGCGGCTGTAATGTCTGGGCGAGTCTAGACAATACAACGTATGAAATGATTGGAACAATTTACGGATCTGCACGTTACGGTACTTTGATTTCTGGAATCAATGCCAGCACCTCATCTATTCAAGTGCAGCTAAACACATCCAGTCAGATTTTTAGTGGAACGTCTGAAGATGCTCAGGTGAATACAACGCTCTGTAGAGTCGGTGATGAATATGTCAGCTATGTCGAAGCAACCTTAAACGGATCTGGCTTGTATACGCTTGGTGGTGTGTTACGTGGACGGTTTGATGATGCTTTAGCACATAATGCCGGTGAATCCTTTGTGCGAATAGATAAAGCGATCTTTCAGCATGAATTCAATTCGAATCTGATTGATAAAACCATCTATCTCAAATTCACCAGCTTCAATGGTCTGCAACAGAAAGAGCAAACTCTTGATGAGGTGACAGCCTACAGCCACACGCTAAACGGTGGACGTCCTTCAGGTGTTAAGGGCTTATCGCTACAGTCGCCATTTGTTGGAATGTCATTCAAGGTACAGTGGCAACCTGCATATGGTGCGGAAGGTTATGTGGTGCAAATCTTATCTGGTAGTCAATTACTCAGAACTGTTGAAACAACCAGTACAGATTATAGTTACTCCATGGATGAGGCTAAGGTAGATGGAATACAGAGAAACTATACCGTTCGTGTTGCGAGTAAAACAGCCAACAGTACAAGTACTTTTACGGATTTGAATATTAGCAACGCAGTGCCACCAGTCTTGGCCAACGTCTATACATCGGCTACATCAAACTCAATCACGGTGACGTGGATACCAAGTGAAGTACCAGACTTGAAAGATTACCAGGTATGGATCAGTAAGAATGCCAGCTTCGATCCGGAAACGCTGGCCGCGAGTTGGACTGGTACCGAGAATGCCTGCACGATTGGAAATCTGGATTCAACCACGACTTATTACATTCGGGTTGCAGCCCGTGATGTCTGGAAACCGACATCATGGAACTACTCGGCGAGAGTGACACAGGCGACTTTAGAAGCTTGATTTTAACTAAAACATGGCACCCAAAAGGGTGCTTTTTTATTGCCGATAATTGGGGGAACCAATGGCTGAAAACACAGATCTATCATTTCGAGAGCAGTTAAATGAAATTCGTAAAGAGTTAAAAACACTTACGAGTGACATGACTGAGTTAAAGGCGAGTTACCGTTATCACGTCAAGAACAGTGAAAAAATTGAAGGCATGGAGCGTGATTTAAATCAAGCACGCGGTGTTATTCGAGTTATTCAATGGGGTGGTTTATTTGTTATCGCTTTAATTGTCGGTTATATCAAAGGACTCGACTCTGATCAAAATTTGCTTGATCAGAAAATCAATGCTGCTCAGTTGTTAAGCTCACAAGAGATTTTAAAGCTAACGAATGAAGTTTCTATTAACCGTATTGCTATCACGAACCTCAAAATTTCAAAAGGCGTAGGTGAACAAAAAGATGAACAATGACAATACACGCGCATATTTGGCATACATCATCGTAATGTCAGCATTCTTGGTCTTAATTCTTTTATTTTTTTTACAAGTACCTTCAGAGAATAAAGACATGCTGAACTTTGCGTTGGGAAATATGTTCGGTATTGCCGTGACGGTAGCAGGGTTTTACTTTGGCTCAAGTGACAAGAAAAAAAACTCTGATGAATAAACCTTAATAAATCCCGTGCCCACTCTCAGTGGGCTTTTTTTCGTGTACAGGAAAGTAAAATGAATATTGATCAATATTTAAAAGAACTCATCGACCGTGAAGGTGGATATGTCAACAATCCAGCGGATCGTGGTGGACCAACAAAATATGGCATTACAGAAGCTGTAGCTCGAGCAAACGGCTACAAAGGTAATATGCGTGATTTACCGCTAGATTTTGCAATTACTGTTTATAAGAAGCGGTACTGGACAGAGCCACGTTTTGATCAAATCAATACAATCACATCTGCAGTGGCAGAGGAACTACTTGATACAGGCGTGAACTGTGGCGTGGCATTTGCAAGACCATTATTACAGCGCGCATTGAATTTACTGAATAACCAAGGCAAAGGCGGCTGGCCAGACATTGCAGTGGACGGAATATATGGACCTGCAACGTTGAATGCATTAAAAACTTATCTCGTTAAGCGTGGCAAAGAAGGAGAGCGTGTGTTATTGCGTGTTTTAAATATCATGCAAGGCCAGCGCTACATTGAAATTTGTGAACGCAATCCAAGCCAAGAGCAGTTTTTCTATGGATGGATTAATAATCGGGTAGTAATTTAATTAAAGAAAAGCCCTTGATTGATGACTTTTTTAATTTGTTTAGAAGTTCATTGACTTCGCAAGGTGTGTATTTAACAAGAGAAGCCTTAATCATAAGTGATTCAATTTTATACATGCCCTCGGTATTGGTATCAAGGGCGTTTTTTTATTTCAGTTAGGCTTTTTGCATCGAGTACCAAGATTTTCCCCTCTTTTTCAGGAATCTTATTAGGAATCTTAAAAAAAGCATAGTCTTTATTTATATAAAGTAATTGAGGTTCTGACTTCATGCCATACGTTTTTTGAATCTCTTTTGAAAATGAAGAATAATTTTCAAAGTTACTAACTTTTATAAAAATTTCATTAATAATACCTATTTCATTTGGTACTATTTTAATAAATATTCCTAAGCATATAATTATGAATAATATAATCCATTTACTCTTTCGATCCCCATTGATGTTGCTAAGTTTAGACTTAATCCAATTATCAAGTGACGTTACCATAAGGAAGTGCTTAATGCCTCCCCATATAAATAATGTACCTCCAGCATAAGCTGTATAACGTGTCAGTACTGATCCGAAATTTGAGAAATCATTTTCTAAAGACATTATATATATTATGTAAGCTCCAAAAGAACACAAGAATATAATATAGAAAGCGTTAAACAAAAAACAATGTTTTTTTTCGTCTTCAATTTTTTTGCTCACTTCTTTATAAAAAATTAAAAGTATTTGGAAAGCAATATATATCCAAAAGATTGCAATGGAAATCAATAGTCCATCTGGGATAACTTGACTTACTGAAAAGTAACGAACATAAGGCATCCCAACTAAGATAACAATATTTAAAATCTGATAAAGTCCACCTAACAAAGTTGGAATTAATATGATAATTTCTTTATTTTCTTTGAAGAAAACTATAAATTTTTTCATAAGTAAAAGTATTTTAAAAGCTATAAATTATCATCTAAAATTATATTAAGAAGAAAAGCTTAGCAAGAAGAGTAATTTTACAAACTAGAATTTATGTCAATAGTTTAAAGTATTTTTCAGCCATGAATCTTTATTTTTGCTATAAAAATCAACAATATATATAATTAGAACTAATCTAAATAATTAAAAATTAGATTTGGAAAAAGTTAAACTATTGAGATTTCAGATAAATACGAAGAACGTAATACATATTTTACAGATCGAAGCCCTCGCTAGAGAGCTTACTTATCTGGACCTTCCCAGAGCATTACAGTGCGAGATACATTCGTTTTTTTATTAAACTGTTCCTTAGCAATCTTCAGTGCACTATTGCCATCATTAGCATAGACACAAATCTTTCTCTCTAAAGTCAATTTAGAATCATCAGCGTAAAAACAGACTTGATAACGATGCATGCGCGATACCTCTCAATGAATTTTCACTCGTATATGAGCGTCATTAATACACAATAAGCTGTGAAAGTTAAAATAATTTTGTGTTTTTGATGTCGCTGTCATTGTCCAGACTCTATTCTCAAACATACTGGCGCCAAAGCCTATTTTTGTTTTTCCATACTTTTCCTGAATCTTCTCAATAGATTTCATTAAGTGCTCAGTGAGTTCGAGCTGTACATAGTCAGTCAGCAAATCATAGTTGTATGAAGCCTTAGGCTCTAATGCACTTAAAATGACTCCCGCCTTTTTAAACTCAATTTCTTTTATATAAATCTGCTCAGTAAGCGTATTGGCAGCAGCTACGAGTTTTCGTACGTCATCTGTGGGCACACTAAATGCTGTGGATTTCTCGCCTTTATAGAATTTGTTTTTGGTATCGAATGGATTAGAGTAAGCAAAAACAATCAAGTACCCACATAAAACCTGCTCTTTTCTCAAGCGCATAAATGCTTCTTGAGTGCGCCGTGATATTGCTTCTTTTAAATCATATTTGTCAGTGATTCGATTTCCAAATGACCGAGAAGCAACGATCTGCTTACGTGTCGGCTGCGTATGCTCAATATCAATACATGCTGTGCCATTGAGTTCAATCACGGTACGTTTCAATACAACAGAAAACATCTTCTCAATATATGAGGGTGGGGCATTCATCAACTGATAAACGTTCGTGATGTTCATCATTTCTAATTTTTTTGCGTTCTGCCTACCAACTCCCCAGACTTCCGAAACATCGATCTGCTTATAAAGAACATCCCGAACACCGTCTCGCATCAAATCAAACACATTACAAACGCCGTCTAGATGAGAGTAAGTCTTCGCAATGTGGTTCATCATTTTAGCTTCCGTTTTTGATCTACCGATGCCAACACATACCGGAAGATTAATCCAATCCAGTATTCTTTGTTTTGCAGTGCGGGCAAACACATTCAGATCATAAAGGCCACGGTAAGCTGTCAGTTCTAGAAAACACTCATCGATTGAGTAAACTTCGTGATCCTTTTCTGAAACCATGGCTTTGAGAATGTTGTGAAACCGGCGTGACATCTCAGCATATAAAGCGTAGTTGCTCGATAGAACAACGACGTTATGCTGCTGAACAATATCTCGAATCTTAAAGAGCGGGACACCCATTTTTATGCCCAACCTTTTCGCTTCTTGAGAACGTGCAACAGCACAGCCATCGTTATTACTTAAAACAATGACTGGTCTATTGTTAAGACTGGGCTGGAATACTCTCTCACATGACACATACATATTGTTCACATCAATGAGAAGAAAAATGCGCTCTTTCATATCAATCTTGATATCGTTACAAAATCAAGTTAATGATAAGAATTGGTCAAAACAAATTCAAATTTAAAAAATTGTGGATAAACAGCTAGAAGTCAAAACTTGTCGCAGGATGCAATGCATTTGGTCGGAAAATCTACAAATTTAAATTTTTTCTTTTTTTTCATAGAGCGTTTCTGTACATGAAACTAAGTTTCCATCAATATTCATACGGAATATAAAATGATATTTAGAATCAGCAATTGCAAATTTAATGACATCAAAAAACTTCTCCTTAGTCACAGTCATATTTTTTTGATCGTTATCAGCCAAAGTTCCAGCTATATAATCTGGAATTCTAATTAATGGGTCATACCACATTTGTCCTTCAGATTCAGGTTTTCCAAAGGATAAAATTAAATTTAAATTTTTTGAGAATGGTATTTTTACTGCACCAAATAAAGCTTTACTTCTAACATCAATAATATTAAAAATCATTGATGGAACACTGAATTTTGGATTATCGCCAAAATTAGTAAGAATAGTATCTCGATCAGACAACCAACAAATTATGTTTAAATTAGGAATAGCTTTGAAAAGCTGCAAATTAATAGATGAAACAATAGTTGCTATTAACTCAATATTGAATAAAAGGTTAGTTTTCATCGAACGACTTAATTTTCTTTGAAAATGTTGTATTTCTTCTCGTTCACTAACTTTTTTTGCTCCCAGCAACATACTATTTAATAATATTTCGAAGTGCCGTTTAATATTAGGAATTAATCTGTGAGCATCGTCAGGAAGTTCAATACTTATATGGAAGAATAGGCCCGAATTAATAAATTTTAGAAACTCATGGTTGACAACTTTAGTCTTTTTAATATCTTTTGGTTGTAGTTTATTGATTCCGTTAATTAATGAAATGAAAGGGAAGTAATGAGGTACTAAAGTAAAGGTAACAAAATTACCGTTTTTATTTGGATCACCTATTGCATAATCACTAACAACAAACCATTTTTTACAGTTGATGTTATTGCGTAGAAATTTTTCTAAATTTTCATTATTTGATAGACAATCGTTAATTGTAGTGAATATTGAAGGAACAATATGATTTTTAGAAAAATCTATACCATCTAACTGATCGATTTCTCTGTAATCAAAAGCAATGTCAGAATCATAATGAAGTACAGAAGAAGGATTACTTGAAATATTTTCCAATTTTTTCATAATTTAACCTATAAATTAATTTTTTCAATATGATTACTTTCTTCAAAATAATAATTATTTGAAATATCTAACCAAGCATTTAATTCATGGTCAAACTCAAGGATGCGATTCTTGTATAAGCGAATAACCTTATTTCTCTTGTAACCAAAGTGAGAGGCTTCTGCTGGTAACTCGGCCCAATTGACTTCACCATGTTCTATAAACCATTCCTCCCAAGCTATCTGGATCTCGGTAATGAAGAACTCCTGTTTTTCAGCATTCCAAGCAAATGGATTAGGTGTGTTTAATTTTTTAATATGTTTCCTTATAAAATATTTGCTTTTTTTATGCTGCTCAATAAATTCTTCTATTAAAACTTTAATAAAATCATAATGAACAATAATTTCAGAACTTTCACTCAATTCAAAAGCTTCAAAAGTATCCATCTCAGATAGATTTCTTTGTTTTTTATTCCACTCTTTATAGTGGTTATTATAGTCAGCTTCAGCAACACTCATTGCCTCAGCAAAATCTAATCTTTGGCCACGTTTTTTTAGATTAACGTATCTTTTAAGTGTATTCCACGACTCATGAAGTGTAATCGTTTGCAATTTCGGTACCGAAAATCCATCCTCTGCATAACGTGTTGCAGCTTCATGTCTTAGATCATGAAATCTTAAATCTTCAATATCTAATGCCTTACATGCTCTAGTAAAGTAAGTTGAGACGGTTTTGGTATTTACTGGTACCAAAAGCTGATTTGAGTAACCTAGTTCAAGAATTCGGGTGCGTGTTTCCTTATCCATAAACTTATTTACTAATTCAATGGCTTTAGGTTCAAGATGCGCATACTTGTGATTACCTTCGGATCCATCCGGGTGCTTGGCATCTCTAACGAGCCATTGAGCGTTTGTTCTATCGTAATCAGCCAAACGTAATGAGCAAATCTCATCTTCACGTCGACCAGAATAAATAGCAAACCACATCAGCAAATGCATCGGTACAGATTTTTTCTTACGCTTCCATGTCTTATAAAAGAATGTAGTTAATGCTTGTAATTCTTCACCAGTGGGTAAGCGATCACGAACTTTGCTTTTTGTGACGATTCTAGATTTTGTAAGGCCCAGTAGGGCTTTTTCATACTCAATAACAACATTCTCTAAGGGTTCGCCCCAGACGTACTCTGCATGATTTAAAACGGCCTTTATATGACTTAGATCCTTGAGCACAGTTGCTGGTGCTACACCTTCGCGGCCAGTAGTGATATCACCTTTACGACGGGAAATAGCATGATCAGAGAAATCTTGTCTCGTTAAAGAATAGATATTTTTCTCTGAAATCTCTAAACTAGCGATAAATTTTAGTGCACCAGTTTTAGACTTGGCAAAACTATCAGCCTCCTCCAAATACTGATCAATGAAGTCAGCAAGGGTTTTGTGTTTAAGCTCTGCTGCTGGATTTAGCATCTTTTCTGGATTTAATTCAATCTCAGCTTCAGTTTTTCGTATCCATTCATCTGCAAGGGATTTTTTACTGAATGTCTTTGATGCTTTAAAAGGTGGATAGCCTTCTTTTTGGACTCTAACCTGTGCACGATAACGGGTGGTGCCATTGGCCAGCTGACGTTTTGTGACTGTTCCCAC